CAGCCCCGATCCCCGCTTCAATCGCGGTGCGCCAATAGTAATTCGTCCCGTCCGACCAAAGGGTGAGTTCAAAAAAGCCAGCCGCATTGGTGTAAGAGTTTGAGCCAGCGCCCCCGTCCGTCAGTGCGGTTGTGGTCGGCGCTGTTCCGCTGAGATTATTCACAATTCGCAGTGCGCCGAGCGATGCGTTGTTCATGCCAATGCCAAGCCGCCCCGGCGTAGTGCTGCCTGCTGCGATTGGGTCCGCACTCGTCGGGGCCGTTGTGACATCGACCAAACCGACGTAATTGAACACCAGCCCCAGAAAGCCAACACCATTGTTGGTGCCGAAGCGGAAGACAACGAAAAACGGTGCCCCCGCAATGATCGGCGCACCTGTCCCGCGCCAGCTTGCGATGCTGCCTGACGTACCCGCTGTAACCAGCCCCGTCTTCATGAATGGCAGCGTGGCGGTGGGGTTTACCACCGTAGGCGTACTGGGCGACACTGCGGTATAAGGTATGTGGCCCACCAGCGCGGCGACCGTGCCGACCGAAGTGCCCGCCCCAAACTGCGCTTGCGCGATCCTGCGGTGCGCCGGATGCGGAGCCTGCGCGTACCCGGCCCCTGTCCCCTCGCGCACCGTGGGCATTGTACGTGAGGCCCATGCGCGGCCAGCCACAGTGACCTCGCTGGCAGTCTGCGCGACCGTCGTCGTGCTAGTCGCGGGGAAGCGATGCAGAGTGGTCCGAAGCCCGCCCGTGGAAGGATAGTAGGCCAGCCCGCCGTCGCTCTGGTAAAGCGTAGAGGTTGAGCCTGTGCCGGTGTAAAACAGTGGGTAGGCAGGACCTGCCGTGGCGTTGTCGTTAAGGATCGACACGCCGCCAGAACTGGCAGCGGCGCCCGGGACGATCACGCTGGGTGCGAGCGCCAAGTCCTGAAGGGCTGACCAGACGGGCAGTAAAAAGGTCTGCGGGTCGGGCTGGATCGACTCGGCCAAGTCCTGCGCCTGCGTCTGCAAGACCGACACATCTTCGATAGACGCGCAGGGCGGCTCCAGTTCAAGGTCTACGATCTGGGTCTGAAGGCTCGCCGCCTCGTCGAGAGTTGCGCAGGGCGGCTCCAATTCGAGGTCCATGATCTGCGTCTGCAAGACCGCCACATCGTCGGGCGAGGCGCAGGCGGGCTGGCTCTGCATTTCCTGCGCCAGCGTGTTGAGCAATTCGCTGTAAGACGCTACCAGCGAGTTTGTGTCTGGCGGAAGGGTAGCTGCGTCCAGCGAGGTTTGCGCTGCATCCTGCAATGACAGCAGGAACCGGAACCATTCGCGGCTGATCGCGCCCGTGCGGTCGTCGAGAAACGCAACGCGCGGCGGAGTGATCTGCGTAGGGTTGATCGGCGCATACGCCATCAATACAGCGTCCCGCTTAGGGTCAGTTCCGCCCCCATGATGTAGACGCGGACGGGGTCAGTCCCCGACACCTCGTAGACGCGGTCACGGATTTTGAGCGTCATACCAAGCCGGCGCCAGATAGCCCGCTGCCCGTATTCACCGATCTTGCCCATCGACACCCAGTGTTCGTTCGACCAGGTGTGCCCGCCGTTGCTTGACCAGCGGAGCATGACTTGGGGGTCGCTGCCTTGGCCGTCGTTTAGCCCGACGCCCGTCTCGCAGTCTAGCTGGAGGCTGTGTTGCGCCGTACGCTTGAGGGTGTTCGAGCCGGTCGGCAACGCGCGCCACGAGCGCAGCCATTTCTGCGGCTTGCCGTTGTCTTGGAACACCTCAAGGTCAAAGGTGTAGATGTTGCCGTTCTCGTAATCGCCGACGACGATGTTGCCTTCGAAGTTGCACATGTTGTCGGCGCGGTGGCGGGTAAATTCTCCGTTCTCAAACCCGGCGCGCTCGTGCCATGCGCCGGTCGCCGCGTCGTAGACCCACGTTGCGTTGGCCGACGGGAAGTTCAGGACGTAGAAGCTGTGGCCGTCCTGCTGGTAAGTGTATGCCGTTGCGTCCGAGATGTCGGAATACTGCTGGATTTGCCATTCGACGGCGTGCGTTGAAATGCGCTGGCCGATATAGCCGGCGGCTTTGTAGACCATGCCGCGTCCGCGCGCGTCTTGGCCGAGCCAGTAGATTTGGTTGTCCATCTTGGCGACGGAGTACGGCGCCGCGCAGCCGAGTTCGTTGAACGCGCCGGGGATGCGGGTCAGGGGGAAGTCGGAAAGCCCAGCGTCGTAGAAGACTTCGGTCGTGTCGGTGCCGAAGACCCACAGTTCGCGGTGATCGGTAAACACTGAGACTACGCCGTCTGGCGATCCTTCTGCGCTGATAAAATCGAGCGGGTCGATGCTGGTGCCGTCCAGCAGCGCCGTGATCCAGATTCGTTGGCTGTTAGGTTCGTTGAACACGAAATAGCCGTCAAGGTACGCGACTGTGACCGCGCCGGGGAAGTCGGGGTCCGTGATCTGGCCAAACGCGCCCGTCGCTTCGTTGTAAATATAGCCGTTAGGGTTGGTCGCGATAAAAATCTGCGTGCCGTTGTCGGCAAAGCATACCGGGCCTGTACCAGCGACAGTTCCGATCAAGGTTGGCGTGGCCGTGAGGCCGGTCAGTTTGTAAAACCCGCTGCCCGACACAACGTAAAAGTCGCTGCCGTTGGTCTGGTGCGCCCACAGCCCGCGGATCGGGCCGGTGCCGATTGTCTGCTGAAACTTCAGCCCTGGCGCGCGCTGGAGAAAAGCAGGCTCTTTGCCACCCTCCGGTACAATCTCAGGGAACAAGTTCACCATTCGGTTGTCGGCGGCGTTGACGGACCGGGCGACGTAAGCCGACCCAAGGATCGGGCTTTTCATCAGTAGTTTCCAGCGAAGATGTTATAGCGCTGTCTGGTTGCCACGATCGAATACGGCAGCGACATGATGCCGTTCGGGTTGTTGATGCGTTTGATGTCGCGCTTGCTGGTCATGGCGATGCGCTGCACCTGACGGGTCGGCTCAACGCCGTACATCGCCGCAATCTCGCAGGCGAGGTTATAGCGAAACGCGCGCAGATACCCCGGCGGAAACGCAAGGGTGGTCGCCAAGTCAGCGGGCTGGTCCAGCACCTTAGCTGACACGATGTGAAACTCCAACAGCTTGGTCGGCACCGGGTACACCGACATTTCGATGTCGGGGTAGGTCATATTGACAAACATGACTTGCGGGTAGGTCGAGGTCACGGTCTTGACCGCGATACCGTCGTACTGCTGTTGGTTGATGAGCTTGAGGCCGTAGCTGATGCCGCTGGCCGGGTCTTTGAAGTAGGTCGCGTCATCAACCAGCACAGGGCGGTTAAGGATGGCGAGCGGATCGACCGGAGTGAGTGAACCGGAAGGGCCGAGCGTGGCCGTGCGGGTGCCGGGTAGCCAGTTGACGATCTGGTCCTCCGTGCAGAACACGGCAAGGCGTTCTGTACTCCATGAGTCGATCATCTGGTTGAGGGCTTCCAGCGCGTCTGCCGACGTTGCTGCCGAAGGGGTTTCACCTTCGGCAAGTTGGCCGATCAGGCTCAATGCGCCGTTAATCTGGTCGCTCGCCGTCGTCATCAAGTCCGTCCTTCACTGCGGGCCTGCGGCCCCGACGTTTTACCGCCAGTTCGTTAGCAGGAACTGCCGCGTCTGACGACTGCGTCTCGGGGTCATAGCGCGTCCAGCCGTTCATTTCATCATAAATCGCTTCGGCTTCCATCGTGGCGACCTTGGCGCCGTGGACCGGATGACTGAGGTAGATAACCGCCATAAAAAATCCTTTGGAAATGGGCGGGCCGAAGCCCGCCCACCCTTATGCGATGCGGTAGACAGTGTACGTGCCAACGCCGGTCTTGCGGAACCGGAACAGTTGCGCCGTGCCTGCCGTTGCAACCACAGTCATCAGACCGACCGTGGTAACGCCCGTGCCGGCGGTCAGGGTGATGACGCCCGACGAACTGCCATTGACGTTGATGATCGACAGGTCGAACGTTGAGCCAACTTTGGCGTTGTTCAGCGCGTCATCAATCGCGGTGCCGGTCGGAGTGGTGTACGCAGCCGCCGAAGTCCCCGGCGAACCAAGCAGGATGCCACTCAGAAGCTGCGCCGTGGACAGGGTTGCGTCGCCAGTTGCCGTCAAAGGCGCCGCCATCTTATCCATGACGATTTCATTCAGGTTGCCATCATTGTTCTGATAGCCGCCGCCAACAGAGGGAAGTGCCATTGAATTATCCTTTCAAAGTGTGGGCGGGCCGAAGCCCGCCCAGAATGTTAGCCCCAAAGACGGACGGCCATCGGCGCGCGGATGGTGTTGAAACCGTACAGCACGTCGATACGGCAAGGCATACGGTCGTTGTTGATGTCGTACTGACGGACAACGCGGAGCGAAATGCCGTTGTGGACCGCACGCGACGCCATATCGACGCCCTGCGGAAGCAGGAGGTCGGCGGTGGCGAACGTGATGGCGTTCTTCTGGTAGATGAGGTTCTGCGGGTAGCTGGTCGAAGCAGCACCGACAAAGGTCGTCACGGCGCTGGCTGCCGGGAACGCGCTGACAGTCGCCAGAGCGTTGGTCGGGGTGTAGATCGCGGGGCTGATCTGCACGCCGGTAGCGTTGCCCGAGCCGTCGGCAGTGACCGCAGTAAGAACGACGAACTGCTGGAGCGCGCCGGTCGATTCACGGGTCTGCGGATTAACCGAGAACCGGCCCGCGATAGTGAACACATCGCCCGCCTCAATCGTAGCGTTTGCACCAAGACCCGAAAGGTTGATGGTGGCCTGGCCCTGCGTCGAGACAGTGGTGGTGACGGTGCCGGTGGTGTTGCGCGAGCCCGTGGTGTGCTGCTTGATCGACTGC